GTAGAACCTTGTGCTAAAAAAAGCGAGTCTTTCTTGCGTACATTGCATGTTCTACACGCAGCAACAAGATTATCCAACGTATCTTCCCCGCCCTTGCTCTTGGGATATACGTGATCAACTTCAGTAGCAACGTCACCACAATACGCACAAGTGTTAGCATCACGAGCAAGCACCTTTAACCTTATCTTCTTCCAATGGCTTGTAGCTCTATATGGTTTAAGACTCATCATCCAAACTGTCTGCTGCAAGATATAAGACCCAAGCACTCAACACGATAAGTGCAATAATCATCAATGCCATCCCTTACGCTCCCAATGTGCATAAGCCTTACACGCATCACCTTGATAGCGATGCTTAATGTAATCAAGATGTGCATCTATCTGCTTAATAGGACTAAGTGTGCCATACCATTCAGATCGCATCTGACCTAATCCATAATGGCTACCATTTCTAGCCTTATAGTTCCATCTACTCTCATGATGTATCAGATAGTTATAGCATTGAAACTGTTCCCAACTCATTTGATTGTATGCGTATAACTTTATATTCATAACGTGAAGTGGCTTTTGTTTGGCATTTGTATAACTTGTTACGGCAACGCTATGTGTCATTGCTAACGCCAAAATGACAATAGAGCGCCCTAATGCTCGCCGCGCGGCGCCGCTGCCTTTCAGGCGGCGCGAGCGTCTGAGCATACCAAGCGTGTCAAGTCTATTTACAAAACCGCAGGTCAGATGGCGTGTCGCGTTTCTAATTGTCGACATTTGTGCATGACTCACATTTCTCACGCTGACCGTAGATCCATAATCCACAGCCGGTGCATCGGTGAATTAGTTTTGATTCAGTAGCCATTAGCCTTGAGTAAGTAAACAAGATCTTCAACTCGGAGAACTGCCACCCAATCATCGATGGCAGCTTCCCCTTGACCATTTAGGCGCATGACGGCTACGCCTAGTCCCTTGGTCTTGCGGTCTTTAAGCTGCTGCATTGTTGCCTTAGGATCAAACTTAGACCGGGCTTTGACTTCAATGTCTAATCCGTCAATGCCTTGAATATCTGATCCTGCTGCACCTGATCCGACCTGATGGGCGTGTACCCAACCATGATCACGCAAATATTGTGCTAATATTCGCTCGCTTTCGCGTCCTCTTACCTTACGCGATTTGCTCACTAGTTCGTCCTAACATGACAGGTGCGACACTCGCACGGCTTACTTGCCCCCGCAAGTATAGGCTCATTGCAATTGTCGCACACGTCTAATCGTGCATCCAACACCAACATCATTCATCACCTGCCTTTTCAAGCATATCTTCCCAACAGACCCGGCATATATCGATCACTTCATCGTTATTAGTCAAAATTGTCCGTAATGGAACTGTTTGCAAACACACGTCACACGCTAATTGTTTGATGCGTACTTTCTTTTCATAGCGCGATTCACACGCCGTGCATAGATCACTAACAAGCAATGCCATGAGCTTGCAACCTAAACATTGTGCGATTCTCATCCGGCGACCACCCCTTCATCTTCGGGTCTGAAATGCCATTTCCCACTAGCATCTATCACCATCCACAACATCTTGCATTGTTCGGCTTTGCGCTTCATAGGAAGACTGCAACCCCAACCACGATAAGCACCATTTTTACCAACGCCTTCACGCAAGAGACGAGAACCGTGCTTACATTGCGGCACAGGCTCGGCAGAAAATGTCTGCTGAACAAGATCAACTGCATCCTTAAAAGCGGGTTCAATGTCAGCCGGTGGCTCAATTGTTGTATCCCAGATGATTTCAGCTTCTTTGTTGGTAGCACTTAGAAATTCCTTTTGTTCCTCAGTCCGTACACGTATGGGTTTAGGGCTTGCTTGAGCGTCATTAACCTTTGCCATTTCCAAACTGCTTGGGCGCTTTCCCTTAGCGCTAAGTCCGAGATTCGCCAAGCATCTTCCAATGCTAGAGCTCTCACAATTCTCAAGCCAAAAATCACGATCCACGCCACGATCTTTGCGAGCGCCACGCGCGTAACCAATAGCGGAAGGAGCAGTATCAAGATAGGTGCGGAAAGCAAGTGCCTTGAAGATAACGACACCTTTTTCTTCATCGTTCGATACCAGCTCTGTAAGTATTGCACCATCGGGATTTTCTGAATAAAAGCGATGGATTCTCGTATCCACATCTTCATAGTTCTCCAAGTTGAACATCTAGTTTCTGTTTCCCTTCTTTGTAGTCAAGTTGCTCTTTGAAAGTCCAAGTCGTGCCATCGTGCCACGTTTGGACTTCCCTAGCGCAAGTAAAACAGTAATGCCTGTCAATGACTTTGCCGTGGACAAATGACGTGATCGTCCAAACCGCTTGCGTTTGACCCCGAACATCACTCACGCCCCATCTTTGTTTGCAATAGCAACACCAAGTTCCTTTTCTACTCGGCGTAATCTTTGCCATAATCAGCCCAATCCGTTCCAAGCGCCGCTTCGCCGGCAAGTGCCGCATAGGCGATAAGATCAATAAAACTATCCCTTTTTGGAGTCTCAATGATCCGCGAAACCTTGACCAATGCCATTGCGATGCACACGTCCAACGGATCAATTTCCCGTTGGAAATAGCTAGACCATAACTCAGCGATTCGCTTGATATTAACTGCGGGATGTCCGTATTCAAATCCTCGCTCGTCAATGATGTCAGCTGCATCAGTCAATAAATCTTTCGCTTTGAACGACTTTGCCTCTGACGTACCCTTTTGCCCATCCATCTTGATAGCCCTTCTGATAAATAGAAACGATTAACGAATACACAATCCAAAATAAAACAAACAAGCCCAAGCAAACCATGACGATTTGTTCGGCAGTTAAGTTATTCGACATCTGCGCTCACCCCGTGAACATCAAGGAAATACGCAGCCAAGACTTCACGGCTTAACCTGCCGCGTTCTTGGCTTATGCCTAGCTTTGATTTCGCATACTCACGTATAAAGGATGCTTTTACGTAGTGTTTACCGTCCGTGTATGCACCGGACTTACGGTCGAACCGTATGATGCCCATGAATTCCCCTTTCAAATAGGATTTCAAATCCTATTTTGAAGGGTTTAAATGCTATTTGTCAATTGGCGACACGCGGTTAGCCAAATCGCTTTCCTTCAACAATAAAGCTGCCATCACGCTCAACAGGTATGGCTACGGGCTGCACACGCTTACGATCAATGTAGATGATGCCAAAGCCTTTCTGCCAATTCATCGTACCCTTGGTGTAATACGCCTTGGTTTCATCCATCAAATGACCGACTTCAAAGCCTGTCAGGATACCCGTTAAAACGCCCCCAGAAGCCGTTGTAAAGGACGAAATGCCCTGCCTGTGGGTGTGACCACACACCACCGACTTTCCATGCCTCTTAGCGGCTTCTAGGGCTGTTAAACCCCCTTGTGGCTTGGTGCTTTGCTCGTCCCCGTGAACCATCACCCAATCCTCATGAAACTGATAGGGCTTATGGTGGTATTTGATGCCTAATTCGTCTAGGCGTAGGAACCGCTCGATTGTCAGCTCAGGCAAGCCAATTAAGCCGGGTAGGCGTTTGCTTAGTGAGTTGTAGAGTCTTGCGCTGTGGTTTGATCTACTGAGATGTTGAACTTGCAGTTCGGATAAAACCTCGACAGTTCGGTCACGGTCTCGACCAATGCTGCCAGACCACTCGTCTCTACCGGACGACCATCGGCTAATTGTTTGGAAGTCGATTTCATCGCCCACGCATAAAACGTCATCAGGCTTGTATTTTCTGATGAATTGGGCGACATTCTTGACTGCTTTCTTATCTTCGAAGGGAACTTGTAAATCCGATATAACGACAATGCGCTTAATCGTCTTCTTCCTCATCCTCGTAGGGCGACTGATCTGGATTAGGGATAATCCAATCGGGAAGGCGCATTTGTTCTTCTATGTACCAGCGCGACTTATCTTCACCATAACCAGCCCTGACTAGAGCTTCATAACACTCAACAATTTGTGTAGCCCAAATATCTATGGGCTTTAGCGGTTCGCTTGTCTTTCGCGCTGCGCTTTCCTTGCGCTTGCGCTTAGCGGCGAGTTCGCTTTTTGTTGGTTTTCTTGCGCTCATTAGTAAGCAATTCTAGAACCATGCGCTCAAGTTTATCGATGCGCGACACGATGTTTGATGCTTCCAATATACCCGGCACTTCATGACGAATAATGTAACGAAGCCCGCCGACAATAAGTGCGCAGCATGAAAGGATGGCAGCAACAAACGCTGCCCATTCTGCTGGAGTCATCGCCGACCGAAAGCCGTATCGTTAGGATTGAGCCAACGGAGAATAACCGGCAGACTCGCGACCAGAGCGGCATTGACAATTGCAGGTGCATCCCAACCCACCGCTAGGTAGGTTGCTATTCCTGCTGCTAGAAAGGATCTTGCCCAGCTTGCGGCTACTGCTTTTAGGCTTTCCATTGATGGGTTCTCCTGTTAGTAAGGGGATTCTGAACATGCTGCCATCATGATCGCCCTTGGCAGTAAAGCTAATGTGGAAATGTCCGCGGTGCGGATTTGCACCTGTATATTTCCTGAACTTGAAATTGCGCTTATAACTAGCAATCTTGCCGTCAAAGATTATGTAAGCGATTCGCTTATCAGTTCTGGCAAGTAATCGAAGCTGATCAACAAGGTCGTGTATTTCATGTTTGCTTGATCCAAGATCAGCGTTAAAGTCGTAGGCACGTACAATTTGAGAATCAGGCTGTGGGTTATGGTCACTAACTCTCGCGGCATGGCGAGCATCGGCGAGCCAACCTTCAGGCGTAGTTCGATTTCTATCGGGGAACGCATGGTCAATCTGCTCTCGAAGCTGTTGCCCTGCTTTACATAGTTTAGCCAAGACCTAATGCCTTTAGATCTTCAGCACTTAAACCAAGTGCTGCTAATTTTGCTTCGGCTGCGGCCTTTTGATTAGCTTTTTCTAATTCTGCTTGAGCGGCTGCATCATCCAATGCTTTTTGTGCCTTATATGCTTCATATTCGGCATCAGTCATTTGTCTGTCAATAACTTCTTGAGTTTCCAAATCAAAAATTCTAACCATCGGTTTTGTCATTATTTAACCCCATAAAGAGATACAGTACCGCCAGCCCAAGTGCCGCCGGTATTTGATAAAACTAAAGATGTAATTGGACCATTACTTGCATTAACAATACCGCCGCCAATAAGACCGCCGTTGGCGGCATAATACTGTCCAGACCAAACAAACGGCATAGAATAATTAATTGAACTTGTGTAATTGTAAATTTGCAGAGCAGTTCCGTTGTCGTTGTTTGTTCTATCGTATGTGTTTGGCGTTTGTAAAATATCACCATCGCGCCAAAAAGTGCCTGAAGACACAACACCTGCAAATCTTGCAATCCAACCAGCACCATTGGCATCAACTCTAAATTTGCCGTCTGCTGTGTTATTAGTAAAATTTTCTCCAATCAACAAAAGTGAAACATAAGTGCTTGGAATTGATGAAAAAGTAACGCTTGCGCCGCTCAAAGTCGTTGTTCCCAATAAGGTCATTCCGCCGCTTGATGATGTCGCCCATTTAACTTTGTAAGGGCTGACTGTTGTGTCAGCCGTGAGCACTTGCCCCGTGCTACCAATTGGCAAATTGTCAAAAGTGCCTGATCCTGTTCCAACAATTATATCGCCGCTAGCAGTAATCTCAGTTGCCATTGTGTTAGTTACAATTGGAATTGGGCCTGTTCCGCTTGCTACTGAAATACCTGTGCCAGCTTGCACTTCAGTAATATCACCGGCATTACCAACGTTCACCCAAGATGATCCATTGTAAACTTCAACCGCGTTAGTGTCTTGCAGATAAGACATCATTCCTTCAGCCAACACTCCGCTTAATGCACTAGTGCGAGCTGCTGAGCTTGCAAACACCATTACTGTTTGCTCATTCAAATAAGTATTTACCTGAGCTGCCGTTAACACATCGCCTGTGTTAAAGAGCTTATATCCTGCGCCTGCCATGTCTCTCCTTAGTAGCTCAGCACGTCTTCACCTAGTATACCCGATACATCGGAATCTAGGACAAAGCCTGCTAATAGTGGTTCGGTTGTGTATAGGGTAGTCATCCAAGATGACTTGGTAATGTCGTGATGGATAGCATTTACTAGGCTTGATTGAACAACGCTTGTAGAGCCCGGGGTGGTCTTAGTAACTGTTACTCCATCAAGCAATTCTATGTCTACCCCTGCCAATGGCTTATTAGGGTTGGTATCATCATACAAATTGAGCTGAATGCTATCTATGCGTATTTCAGGGTCTTTACGTGTGGCTAAGATGCCTTCAGCTTGATCTAAGGCTTCAACATCGGTCTGCACCAATATCCCTGTGCGTGTGCCTGAATGCAGGAAGAACTTGTCAATGGAATCTTGGTCAAACGCGTTTTGAGCTGTGCCACCTAAACGTGTGATGGTTACGTCATTTACCAAAGTTGTATCATCAAAAGCAACTACTGCATTGGTATATGAGATGTCTGTGCCTTGGTCGCTAAACTCATACACCGGGAAGGCTGGGGCAGCAATAAGATTGTTACGGCTGACAAAATCTACCTTGCCATTGGCATCAAGGAAGATACCGCCAAACTCGCTCTGCTCTACTGTAAATAAGGCTTCTAGGGCCGTTCTCGCCGTGCTTGGGTCGGCTTGTAAGGTAGAATCACCTGCATCCACATTTCGTAGGCTTACAGGCCATTCTATCTCATCTAAGATGGCATTAACGCGAGCCCCTGAGAGCTGAACGCCTGAGCCTGCTACTGTGTCAATTGCTGAGCCTGCAAGCAACTTAAAACCATCTACGCAACGCAGGGTAACTGTGCTTAGCTCATCATTGCCTTGCCTAAAGCCTGTGTCATAGTTTGTAATAAAGCCTGAGAATAAGAAATAATTGTTTGTCGCATAAGTAGCATAGATGATTATCTGCCTTAACGGGACAAGATTTGGATAATAGATACTCGCTGGGTTGGTTGGATTCCAATCGCCTGTTTGGTCAAACAAAGTAACGCTAGCAGTTCCAGCTTCAAACTGTGATGTTATACGTGATCTGCCACGCCTAATAGATACACGCTCTACCAAGGATGTTATCTCAATTGGCAATGTGCCTGAACCAAGGGTATTTGTGCCTAGTATGCCTTCAGTTGCGCTACCTAAGATTAAGGGGTTGATTTCAAATGCAGTATCGCTATCAAAGTCAACAAAGACACGTATTTGTGGTGCTGGCATTATAGCCCAATTGCTTGCAAGGTTATGGATTGACCACGCTTTTGAACCTTGTATAAGCCTTCAGTAATAACCTGCATAAGATCATCGTTACTCATCACATTGCCAGCAATGTTAACTGTAACGTTTGTAGCATCAAAGCCACCAGCACCAAATGTGCCAATGGTCTGGAATATGTCAGCAATGCGTTGGCGAGCTGCTGTTTGGTTTGGACTATCGCCTGCTACGCCACTTTGAATGATGCCTGAGCCTGCAAGAATAGTTGCGCCGTTTACTGTAAAAGTTTCGCCTAAATTGCCTTTGCCGCCATCTGGAAATTGGATTACAACGCCACCGGGATTAGTGATTGTGCTACCACCAACAATAGTAACTCCACCGCCGCCACCACCGCCAGCACCAGCGCCACCACCGCCGCCACCACCACCACCGCCGCCACCGCCGCCGCCACCACCGCCGCCACCACCGCCACCGCCGCCGCCAACGCTGAGGCTAGGGATGTTTTTGATAGCTGCTGTGATACGGGCAATGTCTGCCAATATCTTAGCCATAATAGAATCCCAATCTTCAAATGGGTTCTTGGCTTTTGGAATGTTTGCTATTCCGCTATTAAGCAGAAATAGTCGGGTTTGTGCATCAATTAAGCGATCAATAACTGTTTTAGCGTTATCGCTCGTTTTAATCGTTACGCCTAAAGCAGCAAAGGCAGGGGCTTGAAGTGCCAAGATTGCGCTAGTTAGTTTATCTGCTGCATCCGCGTTCTCATTGTTAATGGCTAATAATGCTGTTAAACGTAATCTTTGTTCTTCACTTACGCGACCTTGCAAAGCAGCAACAATTTGGATATTTTCCATATCAAAAACTGTGCCAGCTCGCTTAAGTTGTGAAGCTTCTCTTTCGCGCTTTAGTTTTTCTTTTTCGGACTTAGCGGCTAGTGCAGCTGCCTTCTTGCGGTCTGCCTCAATCTTTTTCTGCAATGCTAATTGTTGTTTGTAATCATTTAGATTACCTCGATTAACACCAAAAGTGCCTGCTCTTGGATTAGCTAGTTGTGCGCGTAATTCATCTAGTTTTAGTTGTTCTGCTGCATCAATGCGAAAACCTGTTGCCAATAGAGCTTTGGTGTATTCAATAGTCGTTCCAGCACGTCTAAAGACATCACCTATTGATTGACCAAAATTAACTAATTTCTGTAAGCCATTGTCGTAATCGCCTGAGCCAAGAGATTCTAAAAACTCTACAATGCCCTTTCCAATTTCTTCTGCTAAATCGCCAAAAGCAATTTTAAGTTTATCTATCTTGCCAGCATAAGTATTGGCGTTGTTTTGCGCTGCTCCAGCATATTGTTCATTTAATGCACTTACACTTTTTTCAAATCCCATTGCTTCAAGTTGAGCAGTTGTAAATGCTGTTTGTAATTTACCTAAAGAAGCAAAGTTGCCATTATATGCACGGCTTAATGCGGTTGTAACGGAAGTTAAATCTTCACCTGTGCTAGTTGAAAGATCCATAGCAAGGTTTAGTAATTTCATAGATTTTTCAGCATTGAGTGTTGTGCTTAACAAGCCAGCAATTGCAGGTGATAATTGGTCTTTGCTTATGGTTGTTGCTTTTTCACTTGCTTCTAAATAATCTTCAATGGCTTTAGTGTTATAGGCTAAACCTAAATTGCGTAAACTTGCTGCTAATTTATTGGCTGCGCGATCTTCCTCAGCGAATGCGACAACTGAACGTTTTAATGCTTGAATGCCAGCAATAGCAATAAAGGTGCGCTTGGCGGTTCGCCCTAAATTATCAAACTTGCGTGTGAGGCTTGTTGTGCGCTTCTCGGCTGCCTTAAATCCTTTGTCTTTGAATTCAGAGGCAATATCAATGCGAATATTTGACATTAGGCTGCCTTTCGTAGCGTTGCCATGGCTTTGAACGCCTTGGATGCTTTATCAATGGCTTTGAATGTGGCATCTAGGGCTTTGCCTTGGTTTTCATCGTAAGCTGCAAAAAGGATACGACCACGAGCCATCTGCGTATTGTTGTGTGACTTCATTGGACCAATGCCGTTCATGCGACCAATGAAATGCGCACCTGCATTGGGATTGTTGCTGCGGCTTTCTTTGCTGCCGCTCATACCTGATTCGCGTCCCGCAGTTTCAGCAATTGCACCGGCAGCGGATTTATTTAGCAATGAGTAAAGGCTAGAAAAACCTGAGCGATTTCTTTTGCCGCGACCTAATGAATATGTTAAACCACGCTTGATTATTTGCGAATTGTATTTAGGAAAAGCCCTGCGACCTGACACACGACTAATAGGCTCATAACCTTTGTCGTCCCAATTGTAAAGATTGCCGGGAGCTTTGGCTGGTACTTTAGCCTTGGCATCGTTTGTGACTTCCTTCAAAGCCACGCGGATCTCAGCGTTCATTTGCTTCAAAAGGTCAGGCGCGTATTTTTTAAGAGCTTTTTTCAGCTCAGGTACGCCTTCGACCACGACCGGCATGTTTCCTATCTTCCGCCTGTTTGACTAATACCGCATGAATCGCTTTTCGCATATCACGATCCATATTAATAAACTCACTAGGCGCAATTCCTAGATTTACAGATAGTTCAGCTATCTGATAAGTCCAAGAATCACGCGTTAGCCATTTGGGGAGTCATCTCCCAAAACCTCTACTGATTTCAAGGTCTCAAGAAACTTGTCCCCAAATGTAAATACATCGGGAGCTTGCGCCCTGCGCAAACATTCCCAAGCAAGCCAATAAATGTCTGATTGCTTTTGATCCTCTTGAAAGGCTCGATAAAAGCCTTTCTTAGTGTGCATCTCAAACGCGTACTCAACGGCTGGTGTGATTTCGTGAATCGACTCTGTGCCGTCTGCCCTAATTACTTTAAGTCTTGCCATGCCCATTTCTCCTTATTTAGAAAGTGCCGGTGTCGGCAATTGTCACGACTGAGTTTAGCGTGAAAGTGATGTCTTGTGTACCAATGTCGCCTACTGCGCCGTTGATAGGGGTCAAGTTATTGACCAAAATATCAAAGGTGTAAAGCGGGTTGGTGGCACCGACAGCAGTAAGTTTTTCCTGCAACATCTTTACAGCAACGGTTGTACCGAACGCTGCGCGGAGTGTCGCCATGACGTTTGCAGCAGCAGTATCGTTTAGGAACGAAACTGTAAGTGTGCCTGATTCCAAGCCCTTAACGAACTTGTGTGCGGTGTCGCCCATAGCAGTTACTTCTAGTTCATCTGCTACTTGGTTAAGGGTAACGCTGGTTACGTGGTCGCTAAGATCGACTGCGTTGATCTTAAGTCCGACCTTGTTGTTTAAGAAAACTGCCATGTTGGCTATTCCTCGTCTTTCTTAGCGGTTGGGGTTGGTTTTGCGTCTGCGGGCTTGATCTGACCGATCTTGATCAGAAAAGCTTCACGCTCTTTGTCGTTATCAGCCATTTCTTAGCTCCAATCTGATAGAACGCTGATTGATACTTCACCGGATAGCAAATCGCCTGCTACGCCGGTCAAGACTGCTGGTGCGCTGAAAGTCCCAATGGAGTATGCGATACTCGATGCTTCCAGCTTGTTTACTATATTCAAATAATAATCTTCAATGTTAATTAGGTTGCCTTGGTTATCAAACATTGGCGCTAGCACAATGAGTTTGAAATTGACCTTAGGCTTGACCGTCTTGTAATGGTCGTTGCTTGGCTCGATATAAGGGTCGCCCGGTTGTACCACGATGCTGTTAGCAAGGGGAGTGGCAGGTGGGAAGGAAAACACCTGCCACACCGCATTATCAACTAGTGCAGTCGCGATTGTTCCTCGTAGGGTAGAGATTGCTGACATTATCCTACTAGACCGCCCGGTGCTAGATGATCCGCAAGCAAGCCTCGAACGCGAGCCATAAGGGTATTACCCATGCGATACGGTGATGGTTGAAAATCAGGTGAAATGCCGCCAGCGTTGGATGCTTGGCGAGCTTGCCATATATCTACGGCAACCATGAGTGATGCTTGATTTACTTCAGGTAAACTTGAATAGTCGATGTGGGTTGTGCCGTAAGCCTTCCCAAATGGCACAAGAGTGTTTTTAACTTCGGCTGTTGCGTTGTTTACGCTATAACTAACGCCGTAAGTTGTAACCGCTGTTATGGTCTTGGATCCGTTGTATTTAGCGCCGCAGTTCTCAACAACAATGGTGTCGCCAACAATAAACGGATGAATAACATCAAAATAAATAGTTGCAACACTTGTGGTGCTTTCATGCGCAACCACGGGGAACTCGTTATACCAAAGTTTTGCTTTTACTATGTTTTCAGCAGCTTGACAACATTCTTCAACGACTGCCGATGAATAAAGGTTGCCAATACCGAGCGCGCTGCGTAATTCAGCTTCGGTAACAAATGTTGCTGGCATATCTTTATCCTTTCTATGTTAGCCCTGCCGCAAGGGCTGTGCGGCAGGGTAACTCTACTTCTAGGCTAATTAAGCCTTATTGAAACGGAACGCGCCCTTCGGCTTTTTTGTCGCCAAGGCTGCGTAGCCATATAGTCCAACTTCAATCTTGCCTGACCCAACGGTTTCAGCGCGGAGTTGCAAGCGTGGTGATTCATACCATGTGAACGCATCGCGTGAAACGACCATGAGTGTCGCATCGCCATCGCCGGACTGTGTGTAATCTACAAATAGATCAAGTCCGAGAACGTTCCCACGAATTGCGCCTACGCCGACTGAACCGCCTGCGTTTTGTGGCTGGATTGCATTGAGGATTGGACGATTTGAAGAATCTACCAAGCCAATGAGATTAGACCATTGTGTTGGTGATGCAATCAAACCTGTTGCGAAATCAAAGGTGTTAGCATAAATGTCGGCTGCTGCACGTGCAACGTAGCCGCTTAGTTCTGCACCATCCCAAGGAAGGGTGATTGTTGTTGCATCAACAGTTGCTACGGATGCAATGGTGTCAAACGCGTAAGCGTTGGTTGCTTTTGCATAAGCATCTGCCATGAGAGCTGTGAGTTCAGCAAAGAACGCTGGTGAAGTACGATCAAGAACTTCTACCGAGAATTTCTGCATTCCTGCAAACTTCTTAACATCAACATCAAGATATTCAATCTCAACCTGAGTATCGGAGAATGCTCCACCTTCATTAACCTGTGCAACAGTTGGCGCAGTCTTAACGCGTGGAATCTGGAACTTCATACCTGCATCTGGAAGTGTGCCGGATGAAATTGCTTCGATTGTTGGGCGAACGCCGGTTGTCTTTGGGTTGATAACTTCTGTCAATTGACGTGTTGGTACAAGACCGGGTACGTCTGTTGTTGTGTCTGTGTCTGATGCAGCAGCGATCCATTGACGAGCTTCTTCTGAGCCGAGAGCCGCGCGAACGGTGTTCTCAACATAGAGAGCTGGTGTTACTTGGATGCGTGGCTTTGCATAGATTGGTGCTGTAACTGTTGGGCGCGAAGCTTCCACCGCAGGGGCTTCAACCTCAGGCGCAACGGCTACGGTGTCTGGAGTTTTCTCCACGACTGCCTCGCTTTCGTTTTGGGTTGTTGTTTCTTTTGCTTCATCTTCTTCGGATGCAGCAACGCTCAAAACTTCTGCGCTCTTAAAC